TCAGCGCGTGAATTTTTCACTTAAAAAATGGCGTTTTTGGCAGGCGGCGGAACTGCCGACATGACAGGAGGCAATAATGAAAGGCGGACATCGACGAAAACCAACGGCACTCAAAATCGCTGAGGGGACAATCAACAAAACCAGATTGAAACCCCCGCCAAAACGACAGCAAAAAGAATTGATTAAACTGCGGTGCCCGTTTCCGGCAAAGTCCATCGCCGGTCGCAAATGGAAAAAGGTGGTTGCTGGACTCACAGCGTTTGGTATCGTTGACGAAATCGACGCGGCGCATCTCGAAGGATTCTGCCGCGCCTACCAGCTGGCGATTGAGGCTGATGAGGTGGTCGCACGCGAAGGCATGGTGGTGCAGGGCTCAATGGGCAACCCGGTCAAACATCCAGCGTTGGCAGTTTCCTCGGACGCATGGAACAAGGTGCGGCACTTCGGCAACGATCTCGGATTGACCTATCTGGCACGCACTCGCATGGACGGCCAAAACAGCAGCAAGGCCGACGAACTGGAGGCAAAATACTTTGGCTAAACGGCAGTCAAAAAACGGCTATTGGTTTGACGAAGCGGCAGCCAACAAGGCAACGTCGTTTTTCTGGGATTGCCTTGTACACGTCAAAGGCGAAAAGGCCGGCACGCCGTTTCAGTTGCACGAGTCACACGCTCAGATTGTCCGAGACCTATTTGGCTGGAAACGACCAAACGGCACCCGCAAGTATCGCACGGCCTACGTCGAGATTCCGCGCAAAAATGCAAAGTCAACATTAGCTGCGGGGATCGCGCTTTACCTGCTTCTCTGTGATGGCGAGCAAGGCGGCGAAATCTACTCGGCGGCCAGCACACGAGATCAGGCGGGGCTGGTATACGGTATGGCCCGGGACATGGTGCAGAAGTCGCCAATGTTGTCAAAGCACGTCACAGTGCGCGACAGCGTAAAGCGATTGATGCACCGCAAATCCAACTCGTTTTATCGAGCCATTTCAGCCGATCACATGGGCGCCCATGGGTTCAACGCGTCGGGCATCATATTCGACGAAGTTCACACGCAGCCAACCCGCGATCTGTGGGACGTGTTGACAACTTCAACGGGTGCGAGATCGCAGCCGCTGACGTTTGCAATTACCACCGCAGGGCATGACCGCAGCAGTATTTGCTTTGAGCTGCACCAATATGCTCGTGGCGTGCGGGATGGCATGATAGTTGATGATCAGTTTTATCCCGTCCTGTTCGCTGCGGATCCAGAGGATGATTGGACCGACGAGGCGGTGTGGGCAAAAGCTAACCCGCTAATGGGCGAGGCAGTCAGCCTTGAATACCTGCGCGGCGAATGCAAGAAGGCATTGGAGCAGCCAGCCTATGAAAACACATTCCGCAATCTGCACCTGAATCAATGGACCGAACAAGCAAACCGCATTATCTCAATGCAGCACTGGGACGCCTGCGAAGTCGAAGCCTCTCCGCAGGATTACTATGGCCGCAGGTGTTTTGCTGGCCTCGACCTATCAAGCACGCGAGACGTGACGGCGTTTGTGCTGGTGTTTCCGGAGGACGACGGCGAGTTTACTGTGTTTCCGTGGTTCTGGATTCCGTCGGCAAATGTTGACAAGCGCGCCGGGCAAGACCAGCGAATGATCCGCAATTTCGCCGATCAGGGATTTGTGGAAATGACTGATGGCAACGAAGTGGATATTTCGCACATTTGCGACAGGGTAACGTCAATCGTTCAGGAGTATGATTGCCAGTACATTGGTTACGATCCATGGAACGCCACAGGTGTCACGCAGGGGCTAAAAGACCGTGGCCTGCCGGAATCGGTGCTGGTGAAAATGCAGCAGTCATTCGGCACTTACAACGAGCCATTTAAGCGGCTGCTCGGTTTGTTGTCCTCGGGCAAATTCAGGCACGACGGCAATCAGGTTTTGCGGTGGATGGCAGCAAATGTTGCGCACAAGGAGGATCCCTCTGGTAATATCCGACCAGATAAGGGAAAATCAGCCGAGAAGATTGACGGCATTTGCGCCACGCTGATGGGACTGGCATTGGCTGGACAATTCAGTGCCGATACGTCAATTTATGACACTGCAGGCTCTGGTATAGTGCTTTTCTGAGGATTGTTCGATGGAATACGGCGTGACAATTTACGCTCAGGCCAGCCCGATCGCCGCACGCTCAGAGGAGCACCTGTGGCGGAGTATTGGATTTGGCGCTGATTTCCCATCGGTCAAAGCCACAAGCGGCGCCCGTGTCAATTCGCGAACTGCAATGGGATACCCGCCGCTTTGGCGAGCAATTAACCTGATCGCCAACAGCGTAGCCGGGCTGCCGTTTGATGTGTACCGCCGACAGCGAGACGGCGGCAAGCGAGCTGACACCCGACACCCCGCACAGTATTTGCTGACCAAAAAGGCGAGCGAATACATGCACGCCTACACATTTCGCCGCACGATGACCGCACTGGCATTGTTGCACGGCAACGCCTACGCATCCATTGACCGCGTGGAAGGCCGGCCCGTGGCGTTGGCAATCTGGAATCCCGCCAACACGATTGTCCGCGTTATTGATGGTGAAATCTACTACCTCACCTATTTTGACAACAATCCCGTGCGAGTGGTTGGCCGCGACATGCTGCATATTCGTGGTCTTGGGCCTGATGGCATCGTTGGCTATCCGCTGCTTGAGTTGATGGCGGAAGCGCTGGGTGTCGGCATGGCCGCCATGGAATTTGGCGCGCGGTTTTTCGGATCCGGATCGAATATGTCCGGTTTGCTCATGGTGCCAGGGCATTTCAGCGAGGAAAAAATCCGCAATACAATGCAGGCATGGGACGCCATGCAAAGCGGATTAAATCGGGCACACAAAGTGGCGCTGTTGCAGGATGGCGTGAAGTTTCAGCAATTGCAAATCAGCCCGGATCAGGCGCAATTCCTGCAAACCCGCGAGCACGAGGTGCGGGCGACTGTGGCAAATATCACTGGCGTTCCGCCGCACATGCTTGGCGATTCAACACGCACGTCACACAACAGCCTCGAAGCAGAGGGCCAGAGTTATCTGGACTACAGCCTGCAACCGTGGCTAAAGGTGTGGGAAGCCGAGTGTAATGATAAACTGCTGGATGAACGCCAGAAAACCAACGACACGCACTTCTGTGAATTCAATCGCGAAGCCTTGGTGCAAATGTCGTTTGAGACGAAGGTAAACGGTATTTACCGACAGCTCGAAGCTGGCCTAATCACGCACAATGAAGGCCGTGCACTGCTGAACATGCCGAGCCTTGGGGAAGATGGCGAAGCAAGATACCGCCCAGCCAACTGGATGGAGATTGGTAGCCCAGAAGAAGAGATGGCAGAGGGCGAGGACACTGAAGACACAGAGGACGATAGCCGAGACGAAGAGGATGACGACATGCCAGAAGAATCACCAGCCACAGCCGCGTTGCGCCAGGTGGTGACGGCGTCGATCACAAAGGCCGTCACATTGGAGCAGTCTAAAGCACTACAACTCGCCAACCGCCGCGCTGCAGACTTCCTTAATGGCGTTGAGGAATTCTATGAATCATGGACAGCGAACGCCGTGGCAAACCTTGGGCTGACCGCATCTGGGGCTGTTGATGCTATTTACAAGCACGCCAACGCATCGAAAACGGCTTTGATCGAGCTGTCTGGCCACTGCACAACCGAAACGCTGAAAGCTCACGTGTCCGAGTTGGTCGCTACATGGGATGCGCGCCGCGAATCTCTCATTTCCTCTCTGCTGAAAACGGTGCAAAAATGACAGCGAAAATCGACCTATTTACGCCAAAAAACATCAAAAACGCCGCAAAAACCGACGATTTCCGCGTGTTTTTGAACCAAAAGGCGGATGAAATCGAGATCCTATTGTATGGCACCGTTGGAGATTCATACGACGAAGCCGACGCCGCCACAGTGGCTCGCATTCTGTCGGCAAACAAGAAAAAGCCTGTGACCATGCGAGTAAATTCGTTCGGCGGCTTGGCCTTCGATGGATTGGCTATCTACAACGCACTGGCAGACCACGAAGGGCCGACGACGGGCATCATCGAGAGCGTTGCCGCATCCGCCGCATCACTGGCTGTCATCGGTGCGGATCGTGTATTGATGCAGGCCAACGCTGTCTACCACATTCACGAGGGCATCGCCGGTGCTGTGGGGCACAAGGCGGATTTACTGGAGGTTGTCGATTGGCTGGAAATGTTCAACGCCGCTGCGGTTGCCACCTACGCTCAAAGGACTGGCAAACCAGCCGGTGAAATCGAGGCCGCGTTGCGTGGCCCCCGTGGCGACGGCACAAAATACACTGCCGCAGAAGCATTAGAGTTTGGTTTCGTCGATGAAATCATCGGTCAACGCAGCAAAGCAAAAGCAGACGCGACGCCGCAGGTTGCAAGCCGCACGGACTTGGCCGCTCGGGTGCGTTTGCAACGTCTTCGCAGTTGCTATTGACAGCCAGACGCAATTTGCTACCCTGAATACATCAGATCGCGCCCGACAGTGGTTGCTGATCTGGCAAGATTGAGCGTGGAACAATCACAGGCGTCAATCACCGCGTTTTCCGTTTCCCCATCGGAGAGCCAGTGGTTGACGCCTTTGCGTTAGCCGTGGCCAAAGGAGCAAACATGGCTAACCTCAATGAATTGCGGGCACAGAAGTCCGCAAAGCTGGATCAAGCCCAGCAAATCC